ATGCTACTTGTTTTTCTCTTTTTCTTGATACGTTGTGAACTGCTCCTCTAGTGATTGGGTGGGTTGCCCAGTCAGTCGCTGCTTGGTAAATTGCAAAAACTGTAGAACCGTATTTACGACTATACGAAGTCCATAAGTCATCCAAATGCCTAAGTATAAGAATACTACTGTCATCAATATCAAGCTTCGTTTGCTTATTCGCCAAAGTTTTTCTAAATAAGTGTGTTGCGTCATTGTCTGTAACCTTTCGTTGCATCATTTTAAATAAATCTTCACCTAATTCATTATGAGCTGTGATGCCCATTTTAAAATCATTCTCAGTAAAGGATATGTCAGTTCTTGCGTTGTGTTTATTGTAAACAGTAAACGACCAATCTGGTCTTACCATTCCATTTAAACAAACAACGTATACTGAAGACCACATAATTTGTTGTCCCCATCTTCCATCCATTGATGAATAGATTCTAAGTTGAGGTACAATTGCTTCTTCAGTACCTTTAATATGCATACCACTAGCACCATAATTTTCTAGTTTGATTTTGTCATCCCAGAAGTTAATAGTTCTAATGTACTTTTTACCACCCTCAAGAACTTGGTCTTTAGGTGTAATTTGATATTTTTCATAGTCTGGAACAGACTCTACAATTATATAGTTAACCTTTTCTGCTAAATCAGCATAAGGTCTAACTATGTAATCTTCGGAATGAATACCGAGTAATTGTCCTGTGTCTTCTCTAACAAATGCATATCTGTTTACAGTTTCGTAAACATCATCAAAATCATTATTAGTTTCTGCAATATATGCTAATTGCTTTCGTTCTACATTAAAATACGCACTTGAATCGATTGTGCGTAGAGTATTGTCTACATCTCTGCTAATTGCTAAGTTATTCATAACACCTCTTTCTTTCATTGGGTTAGCTCTTACATTTGTAGGGGCTAACTTTTGTTAATTTAAAACCATTCGGCAGCGTCAGCTACTTTCCAGTCTACTTTCTTTTTTTTATATTTAATGTTACTGCGTTTACCAAAGTCTAATGCTTCAGCTTCAGTTACAAAGATTTGATTAGTAAATAAATTCCACTCATCTTCTCTTTTCCATATGATACAAAACATTGGTTGCACCTATGGATAATCTCTGTTGATGGCTATGCCAGGACAAATCTTATTAATAAACATAAGCATATACCAAACATAAATATCGTATTTAGCTTGTCTAGTTTTACAAAAATGTAATGACTCATCTTGTTCTGGATAATCTTTTTCTACTTTTGCATATTTATCAAATTTGAAAGTTTCACAATCACCTTGAAAGATAATACTATCAGCAGTAGATTCATCTTTTATTTCATCACCACAAACTTCTAATACATAATCTTTGTATTCAGTCATAATCACTTTCCAATTTTGATCGGTAATGTCATTATGTTGATGCCAATAATTCGTGTAACCCATAACTCTCCTATTGTTTATTATTGTATTGTTTTCATTTCTTGATCTGATTCCATGGTTAATGGAGTAATTAATTTTAAATCTTTAAACTCAACATCAAGAAGTAAAGTTTTGTATTTCTCTCCTGCAAAAAGAACTAATCTTTGTTCAACATCGTTGTGAGGAAACTGAAAACTAACTACAGCAAATTTTCCTTTGATAGCTTTCATTATATGCTCTGGAATAAATTGATTCTTATTTTTCCATTTAGCTTGATGATTAAGTTTCTTTAAATTTGCGTAACTTAATATTTCATAAGTTTTAGTCATAACTCTCCTAATTTATTGTTATTGTTTTTGACTCATCGTTTTTATTTTCATATCGCATTTCTTCTACATGAGATAAATGAGCTGCTACTTCACCTGGGTGAGTAATACCTAAGTCTTCTAATCCACTTATAAATTTAACAGTGTCTATTTTACAATCACCATAAGCATATTGTAATTCTAATAGTCTAGTTTTAAGCTCTCTTGAGTCCATGTCTATTCTCCCATTGTTGTTTGAAGGTTTCATAATCTTTACAATCGCTGCCACAAATACATAGATACTCATCTAAAAACATATTGTGTTTGTATGACTTGGCAGCAATCTGCTTATTCATCTCGGATATTCTAACGTCTTTCCAAGATTTATTATTCACGACCACATACCTTGTGATTGTTTGTTATCTTTTTTTATAATTGTGTATGGAACTGATACTTTGTCTGGCATGTTTTTGCTGATAGCAAATACACATCCTAAAAGTATTCTTATTGGTAACATGATTGCTTTCCATATAAATACAGCAGCAACATTGATTAACCAGTTTTTCATTACGTTTAACATTCACACCTCTTTCATTTTTAAGTTATTATTGATTGTTGATTCTCACTACGCACATTTAGTGAATTAAAGGTCACTACTCAGGAATACTCCTTAGAAACGAGGTTGTTTATTATCTATAGTTTAAACAACTATCGTGTAGTGACTATCAATCCACATTTAGTGTATTAAAGGTTAGTAACCAGGGCATAGGCTTATCTCCATACTATGATAGGTCGACCAAACACATTTAGTTACTAACCATCAATCTACTCGGCAGCAACAACTCTTGTTTGCCGATTGCAGTAGTTTATAATTATTCTAATCTCGATAAAAAAAGCCCCATACTCATTACAAGTACAGGGCTTAGAATTTCTATTATGATTTTAACTGTTTAGAAGTAGTAGCTTGTAACTTAGCTAACCTCTCTTTAGTAAAGTTAATACATTCAGCAACAACTTTGTCTTTAGCTGTAACTTTCTTAACTCTAAGTGCTTTAGGTGTGTATTTTTCGCCATACACTTCTTTATAAGCATCTTCATATGCTTCTACTATAACACTAGCACGTCTGATATTTAACGCTTGAGCTTCTGATCTAAATAACAATCTATCTAAGATATTCTTAGTTATCTCATTACCTTGATCATTTCTGATAGCTTTAGCTGTATCATCTTTTGTTTTCTCAAAAGACTGCTGACACATATCCAAGTGTCTAAACGCACCACCATACATACTATCGAAATTCCACTCAGCAATCATAGCCCAATCCTTACTATCTATGTAAGGTGCAATAACTGCTTTAACCATCGTTAGAACTCCGTCTTTAATAGACGACTCAGATTCATCTAATACTAATTCCATATTAGCTATTCTATTATCTGAATAATCTTCATATACTTCGCTTTTCAACATAGTCATATTCAACTCCTATTGTTCATTATTTGTCATATACAGAAACTTAATAATAAAGATTACCGATAAAGATAATCCTAACCACACCATGTCTGTATGTATTGCTATAAGCAAACCAAGAAATGCCATTACAAAATGTAACGCATAATAAAAAGCATATAATACTCTCATACTAAAGCTCCCCATATATCTTAGTTAACTCGCTATCGATCAAAAGTAACTTACTAGTGTCACCCTTCATCTCAGCTTCTTCTCGTAGAGAAGACAACTCCACAACTCTTTTCTTACCAGAGTCATCTAACTTGATCTCGTAGTAGTCCAACATATCATTCACTTCCATAACATCTCCTATTAGTTAATTAACGACCATACGGTCATCCCGTGCAAGAACGAGGTAGAGTCTGATCATCAAGTGCTTGGCAGATGGAATCTGCGACAAGGCTGATACGACCCTAGGAGGAGCAACTTGTCCACTTGCTGATTAGAAGGAGTCCTTGTTATGCTAGGGTGATCCGTGTGTAGTCCTCGCCCCTCAATGGCTACTCGACCTGTAGCATCATCCTGGCAAGATCTATTCTGTGCGTGTGCTACCGAATAGTTTGTGTGCGTTGTGAGTTGATTGTGCCTAATCTAAACCATACGAATGGATAGGGCAGAATAAATAAAACGAATACAAAGCAAACCAATGAGTGATAATCTTACAGAGAAGCAGAAGGCCTTAGTAGATACTATCGTAGCTACAGGGTGTAGTATCAAGGATGCCTCAGAAAAGGCAGGATATTCAACGAATGGAAGCAAGGAAGCAGGAAGAATAAGTGCTTCTCGCACACTACGTTTACCCAAGGTACAGAGCTATATGAATCAAAGGATTGCAGATACTCTTGGCATGGGTGCAGTAGTAGCGAGTAGGAAGATGATAGAGCTATCATCAGGAGCTAGGAGTGAGTACGTTCAGCTAGAAGCGTCACGAGATATCCTAGACAGAGTAGGACTAAGATCACCAGACAGAGTGAGTCATAGTATACAGGGTGATATTAAGATTAACATCGACTTAAGTTAGATGTCGGTACGACAGGGGGATTGACCACAGACCACAGAATGGGGGGTGGGGGCAAAACACAATCATCACAGATGACTAGTGGTCTATCACACGCAACAGAAGTTAAAAAAAGCTTTGCAAAGAAATGGCAAATATATTTTAACCACAAAAAGGTTCGGCATCATGGTCGTTAAATAATTTAACTATGGCAAAACAGAATTTTACCCACTACATCAAAAGAGAGAAGCCGAAGAAAAGGATTGGTATCCATAAGAAGTCCCAAAACAAATCCGAGAAAAGGCAGAAACAAAATACAAGATATAAAGGTCAAGGCAGGTAAGTGCGTTTTTTTAAATAGGGTTTGTTGCTAAACAGTTACATGGCTAAAGCAAAAGGTTTATACGCAAACATCCACGCAAAAAGAGAACGTATTAAAAAAGGTTCTGGCGAAAGCATGAAACGACCTGGAGCTAAAGGCACACCAACAAAAAAAGATTTTAATAAATCCTCAAAAACAGCAAAGAAAAAATAGATGGTAGCTAAAGTATATCAAAGCCCATCTGGAGGATTAAATGAAAAGGGAAGAAAACATTTTGAAAAGAAAGATGGTGGTAATTTAAAAGCACCACTTAATAAAGGTGTAAGTGGCAGACGTGTTTCATTTGCTGCAAGGTTTGCAGGAATGGCAGGGCCAATGAAAGATTCAAAAGGTGAGCCTACAAGAAAAGCTTTGGCATTAAAAAAATGGGGCTTCGGTTCTGTTGCTGCTGCTAGGAATTTTGCTAACAAACATAAACAGAGTTAATCTTAGAAGGAACACAACAAGTGGTTTACTACAAAGTAATTATATGGAGAGGGGACGAATTATCAAAGCAAATATTATACGAAGCTATAGATGATGTTGTTGCAATGCAAAAAGCAAGTGCTGCTACACCAGATGGCTGTAGATCGACTTATGAGTCAATTACACAAGAAACTTACGAACAAGAAACTAAAACAGTTAACTAAACTAAAAAACAAATAGGAGAAAAAATGCCAGCAGGAAAAGGGACTTACGGATCTAAAAAAGGAAGACCATCAAAAAAACCAATGACAAAACCAAAGCCTAAACCAAAACCAAAAACTAGTGGCTACTAAAAAAGAAAAAGAACATATGAATTGGGTAGCAGAGCTTGGATGCTTTGTTTGTGAAAGACCTGCTAACCTACACCATATAAGACCACCTGGGACAGGCATAGGAAGACGTACGAGTCACTTCGAGGTTATTCCCTTATGCCACGACCATCATCAAGGTAACTTCTCTATACACATGGCTAAGAAGGCATTTGAAGAAAAGTTCGGAAAAGAAACTGAAATACTCAAAGTAGTATTAGAAAGGGTAGAGCAATTAAAATGTCGTTCCTCAATAATTTAAGTATTAAAGATAGAAAAAGATTAAGGACAGTTGTTAAGAAAACACATTTACAACATTATCCAACACACATGATAACAGATTACGAAGCCGATAAGCTTGTTGAAGCCTTTGGTGAAGAAACAGTTTATAATATGTTAAAGGCTAATGTTGGTATAAATGTCGATTGATTTTAAATATAAACCACAAGGTGCTGTACTAAAAGAGTTTATGAAGTCCGATGACTTCTTTAGAGGTATCAGAGGGCCAGTTGGATCTGGTAAATCAGTTGCTTGTTGTATTGAAATTTTTCGTAGAGCCTTGCTACAAAAAAAAGGTAAAGATGGAAAAAGAAAATCACGATGGGCAGTAATAAGAAATACTAATCCACAACTTAAAACAACTACAATTAAAACTTGGATAGATTGGTTTCCAGAAGATAAGTGGGGACATTTTGCTTGGTCTGTTCCTTATACTCATAGAATTAATCAAGGAGAGATAGAACTAGAAGTAATGTTCTTGGCACTTGATAGACCAGAAGACGTAAAGAAATTGCTATCATTAGAGTTAACAGGAGTCTGGGTTAATGAAGCAAGGGAAATACCTAAGAGTATTATAGATGCTTGTACTATGAGGGTTGGACGTTATCCTTCTATGAGAGATGGTGGTGCATCATGGTATGGAGTTATAGCTGATACAAATGCTCCTGAAGAAGATCATTGGTGGGCTATAATGTCTGGGGATGTTCCAGTACCAGATCACATATCTCGTGAAGAAGCTTTGATGTTAATCAAACCAGATAACTGGAGTTTTCATACGCAGCCACCAGCATTGTTAGAAAAAAAAGATAAGGATGGTATGACTACTGCTTATGAACCCTATGACAAAGCAGAGAATAAAATAAACATAACACCACAATACTATCCTAATATTATTAGAGGTAAGACTAAAGGATGGATTGATGTTTATGTTTTAAATAAACTAGGATCTATTGAAGAAGGTAAACCTGTGTACCACAGCTTCAAAGAAGAATTACACGTTACAAAAAATCCAATAACTTTAATTCCTAACCAACCTATATGGATTGGAATTGACTTTGGATTAACACCTGCTGCTGTGTTTGGTCAAAGAACTACAACAGGTAAATGGAATATTATTAATGAGTTAGTTTGTTTTGATATGGGTGTAATGAGATTCTCAGAATTACTGAGAGGAGAGATTGCTAAAAATTATAAAGGTTTGGATATTATGATTTATGGAGATCCTTCTGGAGATTTTAGATCTCAAACCGATGAACGAACTCCGTTTCAAATAATGAGAACCTATGGATTAAAAGCTATACCTGCACCATCAAATGATGTTGCGTTAAGGATAGAAGCTGTTGATGCTACCTTATCTAGATTAGTTGACGGACAAGCAGGATTTAATATGCACACGGATTGTATCAATTTAAAAAAAGGTTTTAATGGTGGCTATCATTACAGAAGACTACAAACTTCTGGAGATAGGTATGATGAAAAACCATTAAAGAATAGATACTCCCACGTTCACGATGCGTTGCAATATCTAATGATGGGAGCTGGTGAAGGTAGAACAATGCTATCTGGCAAAACTCTTTCACGACCAATTATTGCTAAGAAAGAATGGGATGTATTTGCAGGACAATCAAAGAAAGCTAGAAAAGTATGGGATCTATTCAAAAGGAATGGCTAGTCTATTTCTATAATGCAAGAACAGTTAAGTATGCAAAGTGGTTATGGTGGTGGAAACCTCCTTATGGCTTTAGTCATTGTGGAGCTTTAAACTATGACCTGTCTGCAAAAAAATGGATTAACATGGAATTTACTCATGCTAATATAAAGGTAACTGTATTGACTAAAAAACAATCAGATAACTTATTTGCAAAACTTCATTCCTTTAAAATATTAATCTGTCCTCAAAAAGAAGATTGGCATTTAATGCGTATAAAAGAATTATCGTGTGTAACATTTGTTATGAGGTTAATAGGTTTTTTTCGTTGGTATATTATTACTCCACACCATTTATATTGTGCGTTGATAAATGCTGGATATGAGCCATTTTGGAAACATGACTTTAGAAAAAAAAAGATCACCACTAGAAATAATTGAATTAATAAAAGAACGTCATTACGATGAAGAACAATTATTATTAGAATTAGAAAAAGTTTGTAAAGATCTACCTGGAAATGAGTTTGATGTTGAAACTCTTGATGCAGAATTTGATGAGGATATTTAATAATGTCAGCAGATAAAGGTTCTCAAGATACTGATGTTTCTGGAAACGAAGCAGTAGAAACTGCAGCACGTAGAGGTAAAAAAAACGAAATCAATAAAGACATAGATGTTCAAAATTATTCTGACAAAAAACTGATTCATATATGGAAAGTAAAAATGAAACTTTTAAAGATGGAAAAAAAACTAATACAAAATCAAAACTTGTAAATAAATTTTTTAATAAAGGATCTAAAGTTACTAGAACTTATTATACAGACAAAGTTTTAAAAGGAACAGCTAAAGAAAAATTTTCGATGTTAAGTGATAAAGATAAAGAAAAACAATATGCAAGTTATCTTGAAGGTAGAACATCTGGAAGAACAGATGCTATGGGTAGAGTAAATGTAAATTATAACAAAGATAATTATGACAACTCAAAATTTCAAAAAACAATGACACAAGTAGATGCTGAAAGTAAAGCAGAAACAGAAACACCAAAAACAACAGAAGAAGAAGAAGCTGCGTATAAAAAAAGAAAAGGATTAGTAGGTTCTAGATCTTTGTTTAGTACAGGTGGACAACGAGGATTTTTTAATTAATGGAATATGTAAACGGAACAATAACACCAGAGTACGGTATTAAAGATAAAGCAACTGAAATACTTAAAAAGTATAAAGAAGCTAAAGGTATTAAGGATCATTGGAAAGATAGATTTGAAGAAGCATACGAATATTGTTTACCTAATAGAGAATCTTTTTACGATGAATCTCCAGGACAAAAACGGACTGATAAAATATTTGACGAAACTGCAGTAGTTGGAGTACAAGAATTTGCATCAAGACTTCAAGCAGGTATTGTACCAACCTTTGCTAGATGGGCAGATTTCCAAGCTGGATCAGAAATACCACCAGAACAAAAACCACAAATTAATTTAGAGCTAGATAAAATTACAGATTATGTTTTTCAGATATTACAAACATCAAACTTTAACCAAGAAATACATGAAGCATTTATGGATCTTGCTATTGGCACAGGAGTTATGCTTGTTGAAGAAGGGGATGCAATTAATCCAATTAAGTTTTCATCTATACCATTAACTAGAGTTTGTTTAAACAATGGGCCAGATGGAGCAATAGATACAGTTTATAGAACTAGAACTTGTAAGCCAGAAGAAATACTTATCTTATATCCTAAAGCTAAATTACCAGAAGATTTTGATCCTTTAAAACAAAAGAAAAAAATTACAATTATAGAAGCTGTTTATAAAATTTACGAACCTAATGTAGAAAAATATAAACTATGTGTAGTAATGGAAGATCCTAAACATATTTTATTTGAAGAAGAATATGAAGGTGAAGGTTCAAATCCTTATTTAGTATTTAGATGGAATAAAGCATCTGGTGAAGTTTATGGCAGAGGGCCAGTATTTAATGCTATGTCAGCTATTAAAACTTGTAACCTTACAATAGAATTAATATTACAAAATGCACAGATGTCTGTAAGTGGTGTTTATACTTATGAAGATGATGGTGTAATTAATCCAGATAACATTTCATTAGTACCAGGATCTTTAATTCCAGTTGCTCCAGGTTCTAGAGGTTTAACTCCAATACAAGCAGCATCTAATTTTGACGTTGCTCAATTAGTGTTAAACGATATGAGAGCTAATATTAAAAAAGCATTATACATGGAAGCTTTAGGTAAACCAGAAGGTACACCTATGACAGCTACTGAGGTATCTGAAAGAATGGCAGATCTATCTAGACAGATAGGTGCATCATTTGGCAGACTACAATCAGAATTAATTAATCCATTGTTAAGAAGAATAATTAGAATTTTATCTAAGCAAGGTAGAATAGACGTACCAAAAATAAATGGTAGAGAAGTTAAAGTAGCACCTCGTTCACCTCTAGCACAAGCTCAACATTTACAAGATGTTGCAGATGTAACTAGATTCAATGAAATAATTGCAGGAACATTTGGCCCACAAATGATTAATTTAATTGTGGATCAAAATGCAACAGCAAAATATTTAGCAGAAAAAATGAACTTACCAGAAAAGCTTATTAGAGATGAACAAGAGCAAAAACAATTGGCAGATAGAATGAGTCAATTACAACAATCGGCAGGAGAAGAAGCTCCTCCAGAAAGTTAATATGAGTTGGGATGAGTTAAAGAAGAAAAAGGAAGTACCAGTTAAAAGTGTTGATGGCTATACAAGATCAGCTCCACAAGAAGCTTTATTGAATAAACATTTTGCAACATTATTTAAAGGGGACGAAGGCAAGAAAGTGTTAGCTTACTTACAATCTATTACTACAGAAGTAGTTGCTGGGCCAAATGTAACTAGCAATCATTTATTTCATATTGAAGGTATGAGATTTTTAATGGGTATAATCAAAACAAGAATACAGATAGGAGAACAAGATGGCAGATGATAATGTTGAAACTTCAGCACCAATCGCTACAGAAAATGTTAGTGATATAGTTAGACCAGAATACGTTCAAGAAAAATTTTGGGATACAAATACTAATAAAGTTAATTTAGAAAATTTAGCATCAAGTTATAATTCACTTGAAACTAAACTAGGATCTCGAACAGAAGATCTTACTAAACAAATTAGAACTGATATTGAAAATGAAAAAAACAATAATGTTCCAGAAAACTATAAATTAAATGTTCCAGAAATGGAAAATACTTCATTAACAATTAGTGAAGAAATGCCTATAGTTAAATGGTGGGGTGAAACTGCAAAAAATGCAGGATTATCACAAGAACAATATGATACTGGTGTTCAAGCTTTTATTGATAATGCAGTTGCTAATTTACCTAACGTAGATATGGAGATCCAAAAACTTGGAGATTCTGGTAAAGATAGAGTAGACGCAGCAGCTATGTGGTCAAAGAAAAATTTAACTCCAGAAGCTTATTCAGTTATGTCTGGTTTAGCAGCTACTGCTGATGGTGTAAAAGCTCTCGAAGAAATTATGGCATTAAACAAAGATACAGCAATGCCAAGTACACCTACACAAGTAGATATGTCAGCTACTGCAGATGATCTTAAATCTATGCTCAATGATCCTAGATATTACGATAGCAGCAGACGTGATCCAAGTTATGTTAAAAGAGTAACAGAGCTATATGAAAAAGCCTACGGTAAAACAGACTCATAAGTTTAAATATAAAAAACTTAAAAAACCTCTCAATTGGTTAGATTGTGTAGGTGAAACTGGATGGCTGACTTCTAAAGAAATGGATGCAGCCAAACCAGCAGATTGTGTTACAGGTGAATTTTGGATATATAAAGATACTAAAACATTTATAACTTTGTTTGGTACTTATGTTTATCTTGATGATGGTGAAATACAATTTGGTGACGTAATTACTATTCCTAAATATTGGATCTAATGTGCGTTGCCTACATTGGCACTTATAGATTAATCCTTAACTAAGACCTTTAAAATATTCACGTTAGCCCTTCTTGGATAACTAATTCTGTATTGTAGAGATAATCGGTAAATTAACTATAACTTAACAAAGGTGAATAAACATGGCATCAACAATAAACAATGCCTTTATTACTCAGTTCGAAGCAGAAGTTCATATGGCTTACCAAAGAATGGGAAGCAAATTAAAGAACCTAGT